TGACGGAAGAAAATTTGGAGCTTGCATTTAAACTTGCACGTGAGCAAGTGGATGAGCGTGGACTTCAAATTCAAATGGTTCCGAAAATTCTTGTCGTACCTCCTGCATTGGAATTTACGGCAGAGAAAATCGTCAAGTCGGTTCAGTTGCCGGGAACAGATTACAACGACATTAACCCGATGCGTGGACGTTTGCAAGTTATCGTCCTCGACTATATTGGGGCAAATGCCGGAGGTTCCGACAAATACTGGTTCGTTGTCGATCCAGACTTGCATCAACTGAACTGGTTCTGGCGTGAAAGACTCAACTTCAAGTCGGTTACCGATTTCGATACCGACCAAGCGAAATACAAAGGACGGATGCGCTTCAGTTATGGATGGTCTGACCATCGCGGAGTTATTGGAGCCGATCCTGACGCAACCTAATATTTTGCCCCCTAGTAACCTAGTACACTAGGGGGCATTTTTGAAAGGATGATTTGAATGAAAACTGAATTTGGACAAATTGTGACGAGGAAGGAGCAATTAATGTATGCCCTTCTTCAAGAGCAAAGGAAAACGAATAAATTGTTAGAATCATTAGTACAAAAGCCAAAATCCGAGCCGGAAAAATCAACTAGAAAAAGCACCCGTGCGAAGGAAGAGTAATTCGTAAAGGGTGAAGAGTTATGCCGCCATATAAAATGCTGGGAATACAACCTGTTGAGCTAACGGGGAGTAAGGCGAAAGAAGGAATAGCCGTCAGAAATATAAATTATTACGCTCGTAATATAGAGTTGCTGGAAGACTTTAAGGAGACGTTGAAGAGTGAATCTGCCAATAAAGTAATCTCGATAGGTTTTCTGGGCGATTCTATAACAGAAGGCGGTGTGTCAAGCAACCATCTTGTTAACGGCTATGCCAGTCTGATTAGGACTGTCTTGCAATCCAAATTTGGCAATGCAGGCGAAGGATTCGTCTCCGCGTGGCGTCGTAAAAATTCTGTTCCTGAGTATGCCATAACAAGGGGTGGACAGTGGCACTCGAACGCGTGGGATGCTGCGGTGCAGATCAAACCGGGAGGAACAGCGACTTATTCTTTTGATGGTGATGCAGTAGATGTACTGTTCTGGCGTGGAGGTGCGACTGGAACATTTACAATAACCGTAGATGATGGTGATCCTGTCACAGTCCAATCTAATCAACCTGCTTTAATGGTGGATCAATATACTGTCTCTGGACTAGCCAACGGTGAACATACAGTAGTAGTAACAAATACTGACGAATCGAGAGATACGTTCTTTGCAGGATTTTTAATTAGAAAGGGTAGTGTTGGTGTCAGAATCAATAACTATGGTTTTTGGGGAGCTAAGGCTGATAGGGGAGTAAACGCAAACTTTAGAAGATTGTATCTCAGAAACCCTTCTGATCTGTACGTAATTGCTTACGGAGCTAACGATTTTGCTGGTCAAGAAGCTTTGTCTGTGTATAAGAGTAGGATAAAGACAATTGTAGAGTCAATAAGAGGGATCGGTTCACAGGCTCTTATATTTGCAAACGGATTACGTAATCTCGATTTGACGATTGACCAAGAGTATTATTTTCAGACTCTTTACGAGCTATCGGACGAAATGCAAATACCGTTGATTGATGCTAACGCTAAATGGGGATCATTTGATGAAGCTATGAATAAAGGATATTTTCCAGAAGGAGAAACTGTCCATCCAAGCGATAAAGGACATAAGGACTTAGCAAGTGTCTTTTTAACTTACTTACTGAACTAATAGAGGGGCAGGTGGTATGAATGATTCTTGCAGAAATGATTCGTATGGTCAATTTTAACGTTGACGACGTGATTGATAACCAAGATATTGTGGACCAGTTGAATCGTGCGAAAGATCAAATGGCTGCAAGAGTAGGCTGTAAATTTCCCGATATTCAAATTACAGGAGATTTATCAGAGACGTTTGTATTTGATGAAAGATTTCATGAGTTGCCCGTTCTATATGCTTCAGCTATGGTCAAAGCAATGGATTCGTCTATTTCGGAAAAGGACAGCTTCATGGTTCAGTTTATGGACGGACTTGCGACGTTTGCTGCAATTTATGATCCTCCTGTACAATATTGGGAGAATCCTACTTGTCAGCAATTCGACGTCGAGGATGTTAGTCAATCAGAATTTACGATTACAAAATCGACATACAATCCTGTATATGGCAAATTAAAAGTATTTGTCAACGGTAACCAAATATTTGACTTTAGTAAGAATGGGAACACATTTTGGCTGATCGATGCTGCGCAGTCCGGCGATCGCGTGACGGCAGTTTGGGAACAAGATTCCTCATTAACAGTAAAGCCAGCATACTATGTTGGATGGTGATAGATTATGGCGCGACAAAATATTAAACACAATCCTGCTGAAAAGTTATTTGAAGCCTTCATGGATTTTTCAGGAGGATTGAATACGGAAATCACAAACGAAAAACTAGCTGAAAACGAGTTTCCAGTTATGCTTAATGTAGACTTGTCAGGACGTTCTTCAGCTAGGCTGCGTTATGGCAGAAAACTTGTCGCGCAGCAGGCAGGTAATGCTCAAGGACTATTCTTTTACTATCGGGATGGAGAAGACTATCCCGATACAGTCCTTGCATCAGGTGGTAAGTTGTATGTAAAACCGCATGATGCAACATCTTTTTCGCAGGTGACCATTAACGATTTAAACAACAATCCATTTCAGTTTCAAACTACGCGAACGGTAGAAGCAATACAATATCGAAAGACGATGTTTATTGCAACAGGTACGAAGTTAGTTGAGTTAGAGTATGATAATGGTTGGAAAGCAAAAGTTGTCGAGCCTTACACGCCGACTGTTATGGAAGCTATTTATATTGGAACTAACGGACTTGCCGATGATCCTGATTCCTACATTCAAGATGGCGTATCTGCTACAAATAACGTGGAAGCTATCGGAATCAAGCCGCAATATAGAACGGCAGCAGTCAATGTGCCGATTACAATGACGGCTTATATTAACAGACCATCAGGATATTCGGGAACCGTTGATTATAAATGGGAATATAAAAAATCATCTGAAAACTCTTGGACAGTGAGTACAGACTTTAAAGAGAATGAAAAGTCTCACGAAATGACATTCGATACCGCTACGAACTACGACATTCGCGTAACGGTAAGAAAGCATGACGACGATGCTGATCCAGAGTTGCCGCAAATATATGTTATGACAAGCTACGAAGTTAAAGCGGTAGAGGATCGTACAAGCGTTCATCCAGTGACGGGAATTCATACTTGCAACCGAATCGTTCTGCATTGGGATCGGATATTACTGTACGGAGATACGCAAAATCCATTTCAGATGTACATTTCTGACTTGCAGAACGCAAGGTACTTTCCAGTATCAAACACAATTAACTTTGATACCGGAAAGCAGGAAGCGATTACGGCAGCAGTTCGGTTTCAGAACATGCTAGTTATATTTACAAAGACGACGATTCAAACATTACTTGGAAAGTCTACTGAAGACTACGAGCGCTATCAGATACATGACGGCATTGGCTGCATAGCAGGTTGGACGGCTAAAGTAGTGGGTAATAATATCTTATTTTTGTCGCACGAAGGCGTTCATGCTCTTAGACCGAATCCGTTCCGACTTGATACCATGAACGTTAATCGCGTGGACGAGCAAGTGAAGACGGAAATGCCTATAGACGACAATGCTTGTGCAGTTGTGACGGATTCTCAATATTGGCTATGTTTCCCGGACCGAAAAACCATCTATCGCCTGTACTACGAAACTGGTGTCTGGGTAAAAGATTATTCTGATAAGTTGGACATTATACAATTCCTCCTGTACGGAGAAGATGTATATAATTTAACGGCAAATGGGGCAGTTTATCAGCATGACAGAGATACCTTTACTGACGAGGATTTACCTTACGAAATGATCGTTGAATCCAAACTACACGACCTTTCAGCTTCATTTAACAACAAGAAGCTGCGAAGATTGTACGTGCTTGCAAGGCATTATCCGACGCATAGTACAGAACTGTACGTTACTGTTCAAGCTGACTCATCAATCGTACTTACGCCGGAAAGTGGAGAAGTAGTTCTTCACGAAAACGGAACTGTAGAGTGGGTGGAAGAAACGAAACCAAACTTCCACTACTATACAGGAACAATTCTTGGCGCGTGGATAATGGGAACTTCCGCTTTTGGAGAACTTACTTTATCCGTACAGAAGGCAAATATACGAGGTAAATGCCGACGAGTAAAGGTTCAGTTTCGCGGAGGAAATGGTCAGCCTATTGAAATCTTTGGTTTTGGTTTAGAATTCAAGATGAAGAAGATATAAGGAGGGTGCATAAATGGGTAAGGTAAATCCCGGATCATTAAAGGATTGGCGTGACGGCGACGTTGTAATGGCGGCTGATTATAAGCAAGAGCGTGAACTTTTGCGTGTTGCAATTAATGATAATTTTGATCGATTAATTAAGCAGGTTGTTGTACAAAATGCTAACGGTCAAACGAAATCAACAGCGAACTTAGACGAAGCGTTGAACATTTTGCGCTTCAAAGAAGGTGCTAACGTCACACTATCCTTAGACCCTGCGACAGCTACTTTGACGATAGCTGTAACGTATGAAAATAGTAGTGTAGGAACGGCTGCGATTGCTGACGGTGCTGTAACAACAGTTAAAGTTGCTAATAGTGCAATCAATACTATTAAAATTGCCAACAACGCTGTCACAGAGCCTAAGATGGCTAACAATGCGGTTTCGACTCGAACAATCCAAAATGGTTCAGTTACAGAGCCGAAGATGTCTGACAATTCGATTTCTACTCGAACGATTCAAAGTAAAGCTGTAACGGAAGGAAAACTGAACGACGCTGCGGTAACTACTCGAACGATCGCAGATAGAGCCGTAAATACAGCAAAACTTGCGGATCGCTCAGTTACAGAAGCAAAAATTCAGGTTGGGGCGCTAGACAATCGCTATTATACTGAAGCAGAAGTAGATGCAAAACTAGCAAATAAGACTGATAAAACAGGCGACCATCAAGGAACTTGGCATGGTTTGCGTGTCGAAGACATTGACCCTGACGGCTTCGACGCAGCGCGGATCACAGCACTTGAAAAGCGGTTAGACGATGAAGAAGTGCGTGATTTTACGATTAGCAATCGTCTTTCAGTTGTTCATACGGATCAAGCAACGCCGCTGCATATCACGAAACTGGAAGGTAGAACGGTAGTCAATCATATTCCGCTATTCGATAGCGGTCTTTGGTCATTGGATAATGCAGTTGTAATTAGCAGTCCTACCAGTATCACTATAACAGGAGTTAGTGGAATATATGTAAAAGCTAGATCGCCAAGAATTTTTGTAAAGCCAAATACGACTTACACTCTTTCATTTGATTTAGATAATGAAACGGGATTAGGTTATGTGGAGAAGCGTCGAGCAGATAATTCGATAATAGGAAATACAACATCAAGAACCTTTGTTGCAGATAGTGACTGTGCCTATGTAATCGTGCAGCTAGACAATCGACAATTAAGTGGAACGTTTACTTTTAATAACGTTGCAATTAATGAAGGCTCAACTGCACAAGAATTTGTT